TGTTATACTTGGATTTGTAAAAGGTGCTGAATCTAATATAGATACACTTAGAAACCAACTTATTACAGCTATTGAAACTGCATTAGAATCTGATATTACAAGAAGTAGCAACGCACTTGATACAGAAGTCACAAGTGTAGAAACAGACGAGGGTACATTGTTTCCTATTGGTGGTATAAGAATGGTTGTAAGATGTACTTATGAGTTCCAAGCTGGAACTCCATAAACAAGGAGAAGATATGGCAAATAAAGATAAAATTATAGATAAGATAGAAAAGAAAATAGACAGCATTGAAAAGCGACATGATAAGGAATCAATGATGTGCGAAGAAGTGAAAGATTTACTTGCTGATTTAAGAGACCAAGAAGAAGATGAGAAATGGGAAGATGATTCAGAAGAAGATTTTGATGAAGATAATGATGACGAAGATATTGACGAAGAAGAAGATAAGGAGTAAAAGACTTTATGGCTAAGGACATTAAATTATTTAAAGATGGGAATGAGATAACTATTAATGAAACTCAACTTGATAGTTTTATAAGTTTAGGCTGGAAACAAGAAAAAGAAAATATATCAACAAGCAAAAAGGAAAATAAAAAATGGCAACACACTTTGGAAAAGAAGGAGTCGTAAAAGCTGGTGGAACAGGTATAGGTGAACTTACATCTTATACTTTAGAAACTACTGCTGATGTCGTAGAAGATACTCAATTATCTGATGCAACTAAATCATTTGTAGCTGGAAGAACATCATTTTCAGGAAGTTTAGAAATGAGTTATGATGAAACTGATTCTCCACAACAAACATTAACTGCTGGAACTGAAATAGCTTTTATTTTAGGGCCTGAGGGAGATGGTTCAGGAGATGAAATTTTTACAGGCTCAGGAATCATTACAGGTATGAGTGTTAATGTGACATTAGATGGTATAACTACTAGATCGGTCACTTTTCAAGGCACAGGAGCATTAACAAGAGGAACTGTCTAATAATATTGTATGAAATTTATTGACAGAGCAAAATCTCATTTTGAGTCTCTTGGTGTTCAACATATTGAAGTTGAAGAATGGAAAGATGAAGCTGGTAATCCAAGTTTAATTTATTGGAATCCAATTACTCTATCTGAAAAAAATAAACTATTTAGAAAATCTGACAACCTAAACGATGTTAGTATTCTTGCTGATATTCTAGTTATGAAAGCACTAGATAAAGATGGTAACAAATTATTTGCATTAGAAGATAAACTTGGCTTAATGCACAAAGTTGATTCTGATGTCCTCTCTAGGATAGCAACTGCTATGGTACAAGCTATCCATCCCGAACAGGTAAAAAAAAACTAAAATCTGAGCCTGAATTAAAGAATTGTTTTATTGTAGCTGATAGATTAAAAATATCTTTAAGAGAAGTTTTACAAATGGAAGAATGGGAGTATAACCATTGGTTAGGCTATCTTTTATTAGAAAGCGAAGAACACGAACAAGCTATGAATAAGACAAGGCACAGATAATGGCACAAAATTTAGTATTAAACATATTAGCAAAAGACAAAACAAAACAAGCTTTTAATGGTGTCAGGGCTGGATTATCAAATTTAAGAAGTGCAGTATTCTCTGTTCAGGGTGCAATTATTGGTATTGGTGGTGGACTTGCTATTAAATCAATTTTAAATGTCGGCTCAACTGTTGAACAATTAAGATTAAGATTTGCTTTCTTATTTAAAGGTGTCAAAGAGGGAGATAAAGCTTTTCAAGGATTGATAGACTTTGCTGGTAAAGTACCTTTTTCACTAGAGGAAATTCAAGCTGGTGCTGGAAACTTAGCTGTTGTCACAAAAAATGCTGAAGAATTAAATGAAGTTTTAAAACTAACAGGTAATGTTGCATCGGTCACAGGATTAGATTTTAGAACAACAGCAGAGCAAATACAAAGATCATTTTCTTCAGGTATTGGTAGTGCAGACTTATTTAGAGAAAGAGGTGTTAGAGCATTATTAGGATTCAAAGCTGGAGTACAAGTCACAACAGAAGAAACAAAGAAAAGATTTAGAGAACTATTTGGAGAGGGTGGAGAGTTTGAAAAAGCTACTGAAGTTCTATCAACTTCATTTACAGGTACTTTATCAATGCTATCTGATAAACTATTTAAGTTTAGATTAGATACAGCACAAGCTGGTTTTTTTGATTTTATCAAACAAGGTTTAGTAGAAATTAATAAACTAATAGAAAACAACTCAGAAGTATTAACAGGTTTTGGACAAAAGTTATCTGCTGGTCTTATTACAGCAACAAAACAAATTATATTAGGTAGTGCTGTAATTATACAAGCAATAAAACCAATATTTTCTTTTATTGGACAATCCTTGTTAGGTCTTTTTGATTTTTTAAGAACTTTGCCTGAGGGAGTTAGGACTTTTGGTATTCTGGGTTTCTTAATGCTTGGTGGAAAAGGAAAAGCTTTAGTAATTATTATTGGTGGTTTTATTGATGAAATAAGATCAATGATGGGAAAACTCTTGATGAATTTTGCAGAGTTTAACCAAATAATTTTAGAGGTAAGAAAATCTTTAGGTTTAGTAAGCGATGAAAATTTTGTAAAAATATTAAATCAAAATAATAGATTAGTTGGAATAGCAACAAATTTACAGAAACCTATTAATGATTATAGAAAAGAACTTGAAGCAACAAGTGGTGGTTTAGATACAACAACAAAAAAACTTAGAGCATTTTTAGAAACTTTAGAAGCAAAAGCTTTATTATCAGCAAAACAAGTAGAAGAAATATTAAATAAACTTAAAGGTGCAACAGAAGAAAGTAAAAAGGTTGGAATAGAGTTAGGTAAAGTAAAAGAAAATATACTTACTGCATTTAAAAAAGATTTTGAATCTATTAATCAAACAATAGGTAAAATGGCACATAGTAGCTTAAAAGCATTTTCAAAGTCATTAGCTGAAGCAATAGTTCTTGGTAAAGATTTAAATATGTCTATGAAAGAATTAGCACAAAAAATTATGGTTGATTTAGTAGCATTTACAATTCAAATAGTTTTACAAGAATTAATAAGAAAAGCATTATCAGGAACAATATTTGATATTTTTAAAAATCAAAAAGATGTTTGTGAAGATATTTTAGGAATAAATAAAGCACAAGTTACAGCAGAGTCTTTAAAATTAGCTTTAATGAAAGCACAAACACAGGAATTAAGAAACCAAAAAAATGAACAAAAAGATAAAAACAAACAACAATTTATTTCTTTATTGTTAGGTGGAGGAGGTGGTGGTTTTGCACAAGGAGGAGCAGTATCTAAAGGAAAACCAATAGTAGTTGGAGAAAGAGGTGCTGAAGTATTTGTTCCGAATAGTACAGGTCAAATAACACAAAATGCTAGAGGTACAGGAAGTGGAGCAGTTAATGTCAACTTTACAATCAATACAATAGATTCAAGAGGATTTAGTGATGCTTTACAAGAGAACAGAGGTACTATAACAGGAATAATAAACAATGCTTTAGCAGAAAAAGGAAGAAGTGAGTTAGTATAATGAGTGGTGCATTTCCAATATCAACATCTAAATTTCAAACACTTGGTATTAAGTCTGTTCAAAATACTATTGTTTCAAAATCTTTATCAGGAAAAAAACTAGCAAGACAAGTAGATAACCAAAGATTTAGCTTTACTGCTAGTATTATTACAGCAAAAAGATCAGATGTTTATGGAGAATTGATGGCTTTTATAATGAAGCAAAGATCAGGAAAAGAAAACTTTACAATAATCCCACCTGAAATAGAAGATGCTAGAGGTAATGTAAGTGGTACTGTTCTTGTAAATGGAGTTCATGCAGTTGGAGATACAACAATAGATATTGATGGAATGACAGGAACATTGAAAGCTGGAGACTTTATCAGTTTTGCTTCGCATACTAAAGTCTATATGGTAGTTGCAGATGCAACAGCCGATGGGTCAAATGAAGCTACAATTACAATAGAGCCACCTCTTATAACAGCATTAACAAATGATTCTGTTGTAACTTATGACAATGTTCCTTTTACTGTGCATTTAGTAAATGATATTCAAGAATTTGGCACAGTAGGTGCTGATAAAGATGGAAATTTATTATACCAATTTGAGTTAGATGTTGAAGAAACTCTTTAATGAAAAAATACAAAATTACACACTTAGTGAGTGCTGACTTTGAAGCTACTGTTATTGTTAATGAAGATGAGATAGATACTAATTTAAACGATTTAAAGGAGTACAAAAAACCTGATAGTAAATTTAATTTTACCATGATAAAAGGTACAGAAAGCATAACAAGAACATATTACGAGGAACATGGCACGAACACTAACGACAGCACTAAAAAACGAGTTATTAACAGGTCAGATTAGACCTGTTCATTTAATAGAAATAGGATTTTCAACACCTGTATATCTTACAGATTGTAGTTTCAGTTTAGTTTCTTCAATATCAGGAACAAGTAGAACTTACACATCTTCAGCATTTTTAGTAGGTGCATCTTCATTTGAAGAACAA